CTTTCTGCCAATCCATTACCATCACCCTGAGCAAAGAAGTAAAGCTCTACAGTCTCTGTAGCTCCTGATCGTAGCGTCTCTGCCTCTGTAGCGTAGCGATTGTGATACTGAACATCAACAGCTATATCTGCCCACTGCGTGTTGTAGTCTGTACCGTCAACCTTTACGAGCGCCTGCCCCGTCGTACCTCCTGCCGCAACACCTTGACCTGTGGGTCCAGTCGATCCAGTAGCCCCCGTAGCCCCCGTAGGTCCTGTTGCTCCCGTAGGTCCAGCAACTGTAGAATCAGCTCCAGTTGGACCCGTAGGTCCAGTAGCCCCCGTAGCTCCAGTTGGGCCTGTAGCCCCTTCTTTGCCTATCTTTGAAAAAGAAAGATATATGCTATCGCCGTGACTCCAAGAGCTTGCAGACCCCCCTTGAAAAGCAGCATCAAATACAGAGGTGAGCGTGAAAGAAGACCCAAGCTGAGACTCAGCGTTAGAAAGCTTGTAAACGACCGTATCCGTACCGTTAGACAAAGAAAGTGTGCCTATCTCGTTGCTTGAGTTTATATTGTCATCCCAAGTAGACAGCCATGAAGAAAAATTATCTTCAGATAAAGAGTAGTGATTTATAAAGACTTTAGTGGCGCTCTCTATATTAGAGGTATTAAATCCAATCTTAGTAAAAGCCCTTGGGAAGTTAGGGTTAGTGACCTGGAGGTCAAGAAACCAATAAGGAGAAGATGATGGACCAGTGGCGCCCGTAGCTCCTGTTGGGCCTGTGCTTCCCGTTACGCCCGTAGCTCCAGTTGGGCCTGTAGCTCCTGTTGGGCCTGTAACGGTTGAGTCAGCGCCCGTAGCTCCTGTAGGCCCAGTAGGCCCAGTAGGCCCTTGAGCGCCTTGATTTAAATTTAGAGTTACTGTAGGCATTATACCAGAGTGGATATATCTTCTTTTACAGTAAAGTTCCCTTTCAGTATAGTAGTGACGTTCTCAAAACCATTGACTGTGTATTTGTACTGAAGGTCGTAAACAAAAACGCCTACAGGCAAGGCAGCTGTATTTGCAGCCGTGGCCCTCAAGGTGACATTACCGTTATCGTTCTTGTCTTCAAAAACAAAAATGGGAGATTCTGCCGATTGATCTTTAGGAACGTCTTGTGTGTTAGATTCTTGAAGAGAAGAAGCAGCAACAAGGCTTCTTTGAGGGGTGGCAGCAACCTGCTTAGCCTGGGAATTCTTTCTATTAGCTTGAGGTGTTCTTCTAGAAGATCCAGCAGCCGATGGAGTTTTTACCTGAATGACAAACTCATAATCATCAGTCAACAACGGAAGATTATTGCCTTCATTATCTTTTATGTTAATGGACAGCTCGAATGAATCACCACGTCGAATCGTAATGTCCAGTTTTTCTGATACGTCTAAATTCGCCTTGTTCGCCATATTAACCTAATAGTGAGTTTACAATATTGTCTACGCTATCTCCAGATTCTGGGAGTTCACCTCGTTTTCCTTGTCGCTGAGAAAGGAGCTTACTTTGCTCAGAAGCCTGCTTTTTAACCCTGTCGTCTTTTCTGTCTTCTTTAAGAACTTCAAGCTTCTCTTTGAATTCTTGTTCTTCGGTTCTAAAGCCAAGCGTAGCCTGAGCTTTGATGAGTTCGATTTCTTTTCTAAACTGGTGCTTCACTTGTTCAAGCTGAGCTTCAAGCTGGCTCTTAAGCTGAAGCTGTTGTGCTTCCAGCTGGGCTTCCATTTGCATCTCCTGCATCTTGGCCTGAGAGGCAGCTTGAGCAGCTTGCTGAGCTTGCTGAGCTTGCATCTGAGAGTTTTGCATCGCCATCTCCTGCTGCTTAGCCATTCTCTTTTTACGGCGAACAACCAGGAGGCGTTCTGCTTGGTTTACATCCTTCATGTTGCGGATAGCAATCGCATCCTCAATGTCAAGCTCTTTCTGCTGTAAAGACATCTGAATGTTCTGCTCCAGATAGGCTCTGTCCTGGTCTTCCATCTCCTTGACCACCTGGACGCCGAAGTTGTACATAGGCAACTCTTTAAACGAAGAGAGCACCGACATGTTCTCTTTTCCAATTGCGTTTTCGTATATCCTATAAAGAACAGAATCTACAGGCAAGATCTGAATACACTTCACGATATCCTCGCACACCTTCTTATAAAGAATCATAGAAGCGTTTGTGATATCGTATATAGCGTTGTTTCCAGCTGCTATGGCGTTCTGCTGAACCCCTACCAGAGTGTCACCCTTCGGGGTGGAAGCATCCATCATCTCGTTTATTCCCGTGGTGTCTCGGATCATTCGGAGGTAGTGATTGTAAAGCCCAATCAGCTCATTGATGTTTCGAATGCTGTTACCGATTTCCCTTACAGGAGGGTTCTGGAACCCACCCTCTGGGTTTTTACTTCTGTAGTAGAATACACCCGTCTGCTCGTAGATATCATGGAGATCCAGAGGTTGGAGCTCACCGCCCTTTCCAAGCTGCACGTTTTCTAGACCTTCGATGTCGATGATGAGTCCGTCAGGCTTAGCCTTTGCAATGGCCTGTTGAATCTTAAGATGCGTAAGCTGAAGCATATCGGCAAATCCCGTGCAGCTGTCCACCATAGACTTAGGCATCATGTTCCGCATGTTGGTAGCGGTAACAGAATAAGAAAGCCTAGACTTGGAGATATCGTGGATATTCTTCGGAACGTTTCTCACCATACCGTAGTTAAATACGATATCGCAACCGTCCATAATGTAGCTGCCTCCGTATACCGTAGACACCTCCATCTTGTAGGGCTTTCTTTCAAATACGCTTCCTTGCTTTTCTTCGTACTCAAACCCCTTCATGAAGAAGTTTGTGTTTCCGAACCTGTTCTCTTTCTCTTCGAAGTAGATGCAATCAACGGACATAAACTCAAAGTCCAAAACGTCCACCATGTACTCGTCATACCCGTACTCCTGCTTCATCAAGCGGTTGTTGTACGAGTGAACATTGAAAGCATTGGGGTCGTTTCCCTCTTTGTTTTTTACAGCAGCGGCGATCTTTTTAAAATCTTCCTCTTCTAGCTCGTGTCCAGCTAAACGCTTCAGTTCCTGGATAGAAATAGACTTGATATGACCAGCATAGATCATGTCGTTAAACCCAGGGTCCTCTGTGTAGCTGTGAATGAATCTAGCGGGATCTACGTATTCAGTCTTAATCCCTTCGTTCGGATCGTTGCTTCGCTTCACGACCGCCATACCGAGAGAAACCAAGTCGTTTACACATCGACGAAGAATGTTATCGTTGAAGTCATTCCAAGATAGCGTCATGTTCGTTCCGATCTGAGCAGCAATCTCCGCGTCAGTCTTCACGTTGGTGCCAAGCAAGATCTCCGCTTCCTCCAAGGAATCTGGCAACTTGTCTGGGTCGTCCCCGATAACCATGCCTGTATTCTCTTTGAGCTGCTGAAGCTGCTTCTTTGCCTCTACTTGAATCTCTACTCTTCTTTTCTTGTTGTTCTTTTCGGATGAAGAAAGTGGATCAACAGCTTCTAGGTTTGGGTAGGGGTTGCGAGAAAGAATTTTGTTTACCACCACCCGAACAAATTTAGGGAGGACAGGAACTGGAGTGTAGTCCAAGTTCATCAAGCTTCCGTCGCCGTCATTTGGATTCAACGAGCGCAAAAGCTTCTTGTAAATATTAGTGTCTTGAGTTCCGTTAGCGTAGTCTCTGCTTCTTTCAAAAACTACATTCCGCTTACCATACAGAGACGTGGCGCTCGTAATCTTACCCCACTGAGACTCAATAGCTTTTGCGTACTGAATCCCATAAGATTTGCTTTTTTTTATTTCTGTACTCGCAAGCGGATCAGGAAAAGAGCTTTTACGTTTGTTATTTGTGTAATTCATGTGTCTGATGGAGCTCTACGCATATTCTGCAAATATAGCAAATCCGTCCTAGACCTTATATTTCCTAAAAAACACCTTCTCGTTGAAGTCTGCTTTAGGTTTTTCTTTTGCTTTTTGCGCTGCCAGCAATGCTAATCCTGAACTAATAGTCAAGTCAAACTTGGTGCGCTTGTCTATCTTAAAACCTATCCAATCTTCTAGCGTTTTATTGAAATACATATTACCCACTTCGCCTGTCTCGTGATTGATGCCCACGCTTTCGTGAATGTATTTCTCTATGGCTTGAGCGTGAGACTGAATGACGTCTTGAGAGTTCGACGGTATACCTTTTGTCTTTACGTTTACATGAGAGGAAGAGCTCATTAAGTGCTTTGGACGGTCCATTAGGTAGCCGTCGTAACCCCTTGATTCAAAGTATCTTGCAATTCCGTACTTGTTATTCTCTATAAGGAGAGGATAGCCGTAAAAGAAAGCACACATCAGAACGTCTTCGTAGAATATGCTAGCTAGATCTGGACGAGAAGCATATTCCACCACAAACATATTTGAAGGGCGATTCATGCTAAACTTGTTGTACATATGTAGAGCTCCTTTCGAACCCCTCCCGTCTACGGTAGCATCCAGATCGTAGGAGTCAACCCCCCCGCAGCCGTAATTGCTAAACGGAGGCACCTTTTTACCTCTCTCCTGGAGCAATACATTCCTTTCGCTGGGGTCTGGCATCCAGCTTACCCTAAATCTGCCGTTCGGAGTAGGTGAGAACACCACCTCTTTGTCTTTTTGTTTCCAGGTGAAGTTGCCCACTACGACTGGATTGGGGTATAGCTCTTCGTTGTGCTCAATCTGTTGGTAGATCTTGCCAATGTTGAACAGACTGCCTTCAATGCTGTCCCTGAATGCTTCGTCTTCGGTAAACGGAAACTGACGGGTTACCTCGTTGAGCTCAGAAGGGTTGTCCTTGAATGACTTCCGCTCGTTTTTCAGGTATGTCTTGCTTCCTATTTCTATACTGTCCGCGTCTATACCGAGGACTGCACTTTCGGGATCTTCTACAACAGCATTGCCGTACTCATCAAAAAAACCCTCTAAAGCTTCATACGCAGGGATAAAAATGCGGTACAGCCCAGATCGGGTACG